GGACAGCAGACCTATCCCTACGACCCCACAACGCCCCCGACGACCGCTGGCTCGGTCCTGGTGAATGGTAATTCCCAGGCCTACACGATCGACCCTGTGGGGGGAACCATCACAGTCACCGATTACACATTCACTGGAGGAGAAAGCATCGTGATCATTGGAGCAACCGCCTCGGCCCCTCAGGCCGTCGTTTCGAACGCCATCCCGCAACCGTTTCGCAACCTCATTCGCAACGCGCGCTTCTCCATCAACCAACGCGCGACGGCCTCCCCTTACACACTCGCTGCCAATGCGTATGGGCACGATGGTGTGAAGGGCGGCGCGGCTGGTGCAACCTACACCTACGCGCTCGCCGCAAATGGCATTGACACGGTCATCACGGTGACTGCGGGCTCGATCATCCTTCCGATCGAGAGTGCGATGATCGCGGGGGGCGTCTACACCGTCCAGAACCATGGCACCTCCCGGGCCCGGGTGTGGCAGGGCCTCGGCACCACGGGGTCGGGCAGCTATGTGGCAACGCCGTTCACCACCCCCAACATGACGGCGAACACCCAGACGAACGTCGAGTTCGGCCTTGGCACGGTGTGGTTGCCCCAGTTCGAGCTTGGGTCCAGCGCGACGGTCTTCGAGTGGCGTCCTGACTGGATTGAGTGGCCGCTCTGCTACCGATACCTGCTCCGATACCTCGGCAACTTCATCAATGAGAAGGTCCCCGCGGCGGGCATAATCGTCTCGACCTCGTCCGCGATCATCTCTGTCGCACTGCCGTTCCCGATGCGGGCCACCCCGGCTCTCATCCAGAGCGGTGTGCAGCTCTCGGACGGAACAACCACGGCCGCCATCCTCAACATCACCATCGACGTGGCCTCACCCGTCAGCCCCTCCTACAACGTCGTCACGCTCTCCTCCAGCTTCGTCGTCGGCCGCGCGGGGCAACTCAGCGCTACCGGGGCGACATCCTCCCTCCTCCTCATGGCCGAGCTTCAGTAAGCTCGGCACCCCCCCAGCAAAGGAACCATCATCCATGTCGACTCCCTCCCTTCAGCGCAACGTCGGTGGCGGCGGCTTCACGCCGGTCGCTCAGGTCAATCCCCCGGCCCTTCCGACGACGATTACGCAGACCTCCAACAAGGCCGCGATCATCACCACCGCGTCGACCAACGCCGCGCTCCTGTCTTCGGTCCCCGGTCGCCTCGGCTACGTCATCCTCGGCAACACGGCGGCCACCTGGGCATACCTGAAGCTGTATGACAAGGCGACAGCCCCGGTCCCCGGCACGGACACCCCGGTGGCGGTTTACGCCATCCCTCCGGCCGCCTCGGGTGGCCAGCTCATCGTCCTGCCGCTCGACGGCGCGCCGGCCTTCGCCAATGGCATCGGCATCGCCATCACGCTGGCCGCGGCCCTGGCTGATGCCACCGCGCTCGCGGGTGCGAGCACCGTCGTCGGCACGATCACGTTCTAATGTCCACGCCGGTTCTTCAACGCAACCAGGGAGGGGGCGGGTTCGCCACCTTCGTCCCGATCGACGTGTCGACCCTGTATCCGCACGACTCCGTGCAGAATGTGGCGGCGATCGTGTCGACGGCCACGACCAACGCGCAGGTCTTGTCCACGACCCCGGCTCACCTAATCGGGATCGACCTATACAACTCCGATGTGACGAACGCCGCATACCTGAAGCTGTATGACAAGGCGACAGCCCCGGTCCCCGGCACGGACACCCCGGTCATGGTCTTCGAGGTCAGCCAGGGCGGCACCTCAGGGCACCTCACCCTCGGCTCCGACCAGATCAACTACGAGTTCAAGGTCGGCATTGGCCTCGCGCTCACGAAGCTGCCGGCGCTCAACGACGCCACGGCCCTTGTGACCGCTGGGTCGGTCAGCGGAACGATCACCTTCTAATGACCCTCAACGGCCCCTGCATTCAGTTGTGGGGGCCGCCTCACGCGCTTGATTGGCGACTGGTGCCCAATGCGCAGACGATACCGATCTCTCATCCCCGGCCGTCCCTCGGCCGTTAAACAGCACCCCCCGCGACCCAAGGACGAGTTCCTCCCCGGCTTCTGGGAGGACGAGGCTTATCAGTTCGTGCCCGACCTCACGGTCTACGACACGGAAGTCACCACGGTGAAGACCGGCATCCTCGACGCTCAGGGCAACCCGATCGTCTACGAGGAAGGCGGGATGGAGCCATTCATGGGCTTCATCAAGCCCTCGTGGGTCGACCAAGACGAAGAAGAAAGTGAACCCGAAGAAGACGACGACTGGACCTAGGGACCCGCTTAAAGAGGACTTCCGGGTCTTCCTCTACGTGGTCTGGAAGCATCTTAACCTCCCAGACCCGACTCCCCTCCAATATGACATCGCTCACTTCCTCCAGCACGGCCCCCGGCGCGCCATCGTCGAGGCTCTGCGCGGCATCGGAAAGTCGTGGATCACGATCGCCTTCGTGGCGTGGTTGCTCTACTGCGATCCGCAGCTCCGCATCCTCGTCGTGTCCGCCTCGGGGCAGCTTGCGCTGGACTTCACGACCATGTTGCTCGGCCTCATCATGGAGATGCCGATCCTCGCGCATCTGCGGCCGGGGCCCGATCAACGGTCCTCGAAGCTATCCTTCGACGTTGGCCCAGCACTGACCGCGAAGGAGCCCTCGGTGAAGTCCCTGGGCATCACGGGGCAGCTCACCGGCAACCGCGCCGACATCATCATCCCCGACGACATCGAGACGGCCACCAACTCGGACACCCAGGCGGCGCGCGACAAGCTCGCACAGCAGGTCAAGGAGTTCGACTCGATCATCAAGCCGGGGGGCCGCATCCTCTTCCTGGGCACGCCCCACAACGAGGACAGCCTCTACAACAAGATGGGGGAGCGCGGCTACGTCACGCGCATCTGGCCCGCACGTTACCCCATGCCGGACAAGCTGCCGAAATACGGCACCCGACTGTCCACCTTCATCGCCCAGAAACTGGAGGATGATCCGACCCTCACCGGGACGCCCACCGACACACGCTTCTCCCACGAGGAGCTGGAGGAGCGTGAGCTGTCCTTGGGGCGGTCCACATTCGCCCTGCAGTATATGCTCGACACGTCTCTCTCGGACGCCGAGCGTTTCCCCCTGCGGCTGACTGACCTAGTCATCCTCCCCCTGGACCCCATCAGGGCCCCTGCGGACCTCGCCTGGGGCTCTTCATCGAACCTCCGCATCAATGACCTCCCGTGTGTCGGGATCGCACCAGACGCCTACTATGGCCCGGCATTCGTCTCGACGGAACGCTACGTCCCCTATGCCGGAACGGTGATGTTCATCGACCCCTCGGGCAAGGGCAAGGATGAGACCGGCTACGCAGTGGTCAAGATGCTGCATGGCCGCCTCTTCCTCACCGCCGCGGGTGGCCTTATGGGAGGCTACGACGACAAGACGCTGGAGAAGCTCCTGTGGGTCGCGCGGCGCAACGACGTGAACCAAATCCTCGTCGAGCCCAACTTCGGCGGTGGCATGTTCACGAAGCTGCTTCAGGCCAAGGCCACCGACATCCACCCCTGCACGATCGAGGACGCCGACTGGTCCACCGGCCAGAAGGAACGTCGGATCATCGACACCCTGGAGCCGATCCTCAACTCGCACAGGCTGGTGGTCTGCCGCTCCGTGGTCGAGCAGGACTACCGCTCCACGGACACCTATCAGGCCGGTGAGCAGACCCGACGACGCCTCTTCTACCAGATGACGAGGCTCACGAAGGACAAGGGCGCGCTCGCCCATGACGACCGTATCGAGGCCCTTGCGGGGGCCGTCGCCTACTGGGTCGAGGTCATGAACCAGAACACGGAGCAGTCCGTCCTTGAGCACAAGGAGGACCTCCTCGACGCCGAACTGGAGAAGTTCATGGAGCATTCCCTAGGCCGCCCCCATGACGCCGGGGGGCACTACCGACAAATCAAAGCAAGAGGACAACGACATTGACACTCCCTGCCGCCACCCTGACCGCCCTCATCGCGCTCGTAGTCGCCATCCTGGCCGCCGACGCCTTCGCTTGGTATTCGCTCCTGTGGTTCTTCCCCGTCTTCGGGTGAGCACCTAATCAAGGCCGAATAGTGGCCATATGACATGACTTGACACTGGGCGCGCATCTGCTACGTGTATGTGCGCGCCCACGCATCTCAACCACTAGATCATTTAACTGTAGTTTAACTGCTATATAACTGCACTCTAACTGCAGTATCACAGACCCTTCACATCAACTTCAATCCCTAACGTATCAGCTATAGGGTCCATTCAGCTTCACCTCAGTGGACCGCTTCACAGCCCCTCTAGCGACCTCTGAGCTTCCCCTGAAGTGAAGGGCTAAGAGATTGATTTATTTGTCGTTGATGATGTCGTCCGCCGTAACTGCCGATGACTCGCCGCTCTACTACAGCAGGAGGATAACCAACGAAACCGTTTCTAAGGCCTCTCCCGGGCTCACTGGTGAGTTTTAGGGTCTCCCAGCATATGCCCCCGCTTGACCCCTCCCAAAGCTCACCAGTGACCCCTGCGCGCACCGGCAAATGCCATTCCCGAATGTTTGGTGCAAAAATCCGAGCACCCATCAGACTACGAGGCCGCCCGAGTTCCCCCCATGGCCCCCCTCGAACTGCTACACAGCGGCCGGGGAGGGGGCTCAGAGGGGCGTGGTCGCCACAGCTCGCGCCACAGTCACCACGTAAGCCGTTGATTTGCCTTAGGATAGCATCGGATTAATCCTCCGATAGCAGCCATGGGACGGCCATTGAGCGGCCGAGCCACGACCAGGGGACGGCCGTGCTGCTCCCGCGGCAAATGTTCGGCCGCCTATCCGAGAATCTATGTTTTTGCCTTTGCCGCCCCATGGCCGTTGCAAGGGCTGTCGAGCGCGCGCCGCTCCATGGCCGCTCAATGGCCGAACAATGGCGCTCATGTGTCATTCAATGGCTTATGGGCTGCAATTGCGCTGGCGCAGAGCGCTCGCCTTATCCAAATCACATTGATATTATTGAGCTTCCGTTGCGCGGTCCCCGCAATTGCTGGCCATTTGGCAGCTAGATGATCATGCAATAAGCCATTGATTTTATTCGTGGCATAAATCCGGTTGCAATGACGCCAGCCCTATGTCAATTTCTTTTCACCGAAGCGGAGGCGACGAGCCGAAGCCAAGGGGCCGGGACCTAACCCGGTCGCATCGTCCGAGACGACAAGCCCGCGAATAATGAGCGGCCGTCAAAGGCGAGAACAGCGAAACAAAGGCGACCGGGACGCCTCAGCCATAGCTAATCGCGAGGGAAGGCGTCACACCTAAACCCTAACGGTCTTCTTGCGGT